CACTAATACTCCATCTGTTTTATCGGACATCACACCAAATACAACAACATTACTACCTGATGGGAAATTATTATTAGTTAATAATAGTTCTACATATCAGGCATATATATATAATCCATTTAATCATGTTTGGGAACAAATAGATTCAAACGGATTTAATGCTTCAAATAACTGGGACAACGAAGGTGCATTGCTTTATGATGGTGGTTTGGCTGTCTTTGGTAATGTTTATGGGTTAAATTTAATTGATATTTACAGTAAAAAGATAATAGACCAAGAAGGGATGACTGGTGTAAACGTTGCTTTTACTAGATTGTCTCCTGATGGTGATGTTTTCTTAGTTAATAGTTCAACAATAAACAAATATCACATTGAAAATAATATTTTAACTAATGTTGGACATACAACGCTGCCAACGTTACAGCAACTCCCTAGTGGTATGGTGATGCTACCGTCAGGAAAAATGTTTTATTGTACACATGGTGCAGTATTAGATAATAATGGTTTTACAATTTGGGATTCATCTTTGGGAACTTTACCCAAAGAGGTTTGTTTAAGTGCTTTTTATAATAGAGGGTAAATCATGTTATTTGTTGCTGATTCTGGTGCTTTTTTGAAAAGAATTGACAATATGGTTTTGATGCCGGACGGTAATGTATTCTGCAAGTTTACAGAGAAAACGTGGGGCTATTCAATTTACAACCCTTTGACAAATTTAAGGGGTGCTGACTTTGCTAATCACGAATATGCAACTAATTCACCAAGTTATGGAAAGGGCGTTTTATGTGCCGATAAAAAAACTATTGTTTTCCCTCCTAGAAATTGGAAAAAACCTTTAATTTATAATAGTCAAGCAAACACATTTAACATCACCTCAGCATGGGAAGAAGAAATAATAACAGTCACAACCAATAGATATTTAGGGGGGACTTTACTGCCTGATGGGAGAGTGTTTTTTCCCCCTTATCACGCCGAATATGCAGCAATTTATAACCCTTTAGATGATAGTGTTCAAAAGATTACAACCGTATTCTCAGGGGGTTCTACACCAGCTTATAACGGTGCTTATTTGCTGCCGAATGGTAAAATATTTTTGATTGCAGGAACTAAAGCGTTTGCGTTATTAGATTTAGGTAATTTAGTTTTAACTGAAATTTCTGAATTAACAAATTATAAACGATATATTCATGCTGTGATGACTGTTGATGAATTATTGATTTTGTTTCCTGAACCTGGATATAATAATAAATGTTTAGTTTATGATTACGCTTCAAATAGTTTAGTTAATTCAAATAGTATTGACCCATCAGATGCAGCTTGTAAGGGTGTTTCATTATTGGGAAATGGCAGTATTTTAGCTTTATACCCCACTGGATTATGGAGTATTAAAATTAAAAACAATGGTAGTTTATTTGAAAAAACCAAACTCCACTTAAACACCGAATTAGATATTAATTCTAAAATGATTGGGCTATTAAATGGCAATAGCTTGATAGTTCCTGAAGGTACGGGTATAAGCAATATACCTTATATTTTTAAACCTGGAATTGATTTAGTTCCGTTCCATCCTTCCGTCTATTTGTCGCCATTCTATAATCGGAGTTAACAAAATTGATCACACTCCCCTAATTTCTTTTCCACGCTTTCCTGCAATCTTCAGAAGTGAACTTATATAGCGTTCCGTTGTCACGAGATGCCTTCCCGCCTTTCTGACCTATTTCAGTTATATGGTCTTTGTTCTGAGATGTTTTTGTTCCGCCTTCGCTGCAATCTTCAGAAGTGAACTTATACAGCGTTCCGTTGTCACGAGATGCCTTCCCGCCTTTACTAGAAATCTCTCGACGTTTTTCTGGACTCATAGCAGCAAATCCATATTTCTTTTTCTTATTTTCTGATTCCATAATTAATAAATTTAAGTTAATACTATTTTAACACAAAATATTTTATTATAAAAAAAAGTACCTGAGTTTGTAGAGCATCAGATACTTTTAAACAACAACACGCAAAAGGAGAAACAACAATGATTATACAACAACTTTGTCTGTTTGAAACACAACCATCATTAATTGATTCAAACGAAAATTATACCCCATCTGATTTGATTGATTTAGTCCATAAGTTTTATGGATTTCCTGAATTAGACCCTTTTAGCTGTGAACAAGCCAATCAAATTATTAGAGCTCAAAAGATATTTACAATTCAAGATGATGGATTCAAACAGAACTGGAGACGGGCTAAAACACTCTGGTTGAACCCTCCCTACAGCGCGGGATTTATTGAGAAGGTTGTTGATAAATTAATTGCAACATTGAACGAGACTGAAGCGGAAGCCTTCTTGTTAACCAACACCGACAACAGTACGGTTTGGTACAAAAAGGCTTTGAATCGGTGCGATCGCTTCTGCCTACCGTCAACTCGGTTAACTTTTTATTCCCCAAAACGGGCGCAGGATGGGAAGAAACAAAACCAAAACCGATTCTCCCAAACTCTATTTTATTTTGGATTGCAACCTCAAAGATTTGAGGAAATTTTTGAGGGTTGGGGAACTGTTTGTCAGACTTCTAAATGGTAACTATAATTAAATAGTACGCATGGATTGACGCACTAAAAAGCACCTCTAAATTAATTAAGGGTGCTTTTTATTAACTAAACTCTCAATATCTCCGCCTTAAATATTCTGCCAATAATAACGCCTCTGCCCTCCCGTGATGTTTCTTTAGTTTCAAGTTGTTAGCTTGACACGGAAACAGCTCTAAAGCCTTCGCCCTCGCAGGTTCTTTGTCGCTCCCTAACCCATAAGATTTTTTCCAGGCTTGGGGCGTGGTGAACTCCATCGGGATTCCTAGCGCTGCAATAATCCCAAGCCAAATCCCAAACCCCATCCCAAAGTTAAAGGTACTCGACACCCCTTGCTTGGGCATTGCATGAACATTCTCAATAATTAGATGAGTATTGATGGTGATCATTTCCTTCAGTCCAGATGCCATTAATGTCGGGTTGGGGCGTATCTTTCCACTAATCTTAATAACTGGACAGTCGAGAAATTTAACCTCACCATTAGAAATCCTACACACTGCCCCCGTCGCTCCGGGGTCAATTCCGATAAATGTTTTGGTCATTATCCGTTGTTGTTTGTAAATAGTTGATAACAGATGGGCTATAGTCAGATATTAAAATTCTTTCAATTGCCCAACAGAAGTTGTATTTATCAATTTTTTCACCAAGTCTTCTGCTTAGAATTTTAAATATTATTCTGATTTTATCGCCAATATAAGCAGATCCATAATTTAGATTTTTGGCAATCTCAGGATAAGACTTATCGTTTAATATTCCCTCGATAATCTTTCTAGTCAAGCTATCAAGATGTTTTCCGGTCTCGGAAAATACCAAACTATCAACCAACCAGATATATTCTAACTGTTCCCTAGTCACCTATAAAATCTCCCTCCGCATGGTAGATCCCATTATGAATTTTAAAACCTTCAATATTCTCGGTTTCAATATCCGAAAAACTTACCCGTTCACTAACCATCCAGATTAGTAATTTTTCTAAAGTGTCAAAAGCTGGAAGGTGTGGCAGTTCAAGCCTTAATCTATCGGGTGTTCCAAAAGCACCTTTAAAGTGAGTGCTGAATTTAAAGATAGAATAATGGCGATCGCTTACCCCTCTTGATATTTTTTCCACTTCATCGAGTAGGCATCCTAAGTTTTCCATCCTAAGTTTTCCATCCTTTCTTAGCACTGTTGGCATCCGCAAAAGCTACATGATCTCTGGTTATCTGCCACTCATAACGGGGTCTTAACTCCTCTCCAATTCTGACGCAATCCGAGTCTGTATCAGTCAGAGGAGTCACACCATTCTGATATTTGAACAGGGTCTTAGTTACCCAATTGACATCAGTTAATAATTGATTGCCGCCGCGTTTTCTGGCAGTATCAACAACTAACTCGACAATCTCTGGATAGTCTGATTTTGGTTTGGACTTTTTCATTTAAAACTCCTGTTCATTATCTATAGTTTTCTTCATCCCTGAGTTAACAGGTGTTAGCCCCTCTCGCCACGCCAACCATCGGGTTTGTTGGTTTAGTTTGGCGGCGTTGTAATCCTCTAAGCTGATGTTCCAATCCTCAACAGGAGCAAACTCTAAACCAAGATCAAGAATGGTTTTGACAGCCCCTTCACGGGGGTATTTGGCTTTAGGGTTTGTCGTCCGGTGATAGAGTGCCATCAAAATAAAGTCTTTGTTTTTGGGGATGGGATTGGGTTCTGGGATTAACAGGATTTGACTGTAGACTGATTCGACTACTTCGGGATAATTCATGGGCTTGTGTTTTGCTTTGCTTATAGGATAAATCAGGGGTTCTACTACATATCAGGTAAAAAGTTTACACTTCTGAAACCATTAATTTCCTTGATTAGTTTTTGACCTAAACCAAAATTTTGCAATTCATCAAATATCAACTCAGTAGTTTCAGCATTTAATCCAAACTGAGTTCTGAGTGATGATTTGCGGTAACAGTCACGGGCTGGTATAGGTTCACCCTTAAATATTTCCTTGATGAAATTAAACACCGCTTGAGCCGATTCAGAAAGTGTTTTATCGGGTAATGTTTTGTTAGCTGTTCCATTCCACGAAGGTTTATATTTAGCTTGTAATTCTGACTCAAGAGTTAAACGTTTTTGCTCATCCCAATTTTTTGTGATGTAAAAAGCTATTTTCACCGATACGTCACCAATTGATTCAAGATGTTTTTTAACATGATGTTCCCAGTCACCTTTATTGTTCCAACGTCTCCAAAGGTCTTTAGATTGACCTACATAAAGAGGGTTTTGATAACCGTCAACAAATACACAATATACTCCCGCTTCGTGTTGTGGTAGCCATTGCAAGCCACTGGGATAATCTATTGATTGCCAGGTATTACAATCTAAGGGATTTATTGATTGTAACACTTTGGGAACATCATCTTTTTTTAGATTGATATTAGGTGATGGAACTGTTTTAACATCTATTGGTTTATTTAAAAAAATAGGATTTAATAAACCATCAGGAGCATTGCCTTTTTTTCTATACTCAAGATGATGTTTATGCGTTGGGTGTTCTGCGATTTGATGCTGATTAGAACCACAAACAACAACAGGATAGGCAGCACTTTGGATGTACTGAAATTCAGGGGTGTCATGTTTCCACAAGTTTTGAATCTCACTCCTAGCACTAGCACCACAAAGAATTAAAAGGAAATTATTTCTAAACTTCCCATCAATTCCTATTGCTTCGGTGTTATGACTTTGCATGAAACCGATTAAACAAATATCAAATTTTCTAGCATTAGAAAGTTTCCGAATCGCATAAGTAAAAGTCTTAACTCTTTTTTCCTTGTTTTGCAATGGTTTGATAGTGTCTAATTGTGCTAACTCGGACATCGTATCATTGATTTCATCCAAGCAAACAATGATAGAATGCCCGTCTTTTTCTTTTCGGTTTTCGACTTCTTCAATTAGCCAGCACAAAATCTGATAAATTATTTCAACATCTGATTCAACCCTAGGGAAACCCATTTGTTGCCAGATAGGGTTTTTTGAAGCGTGGATATCCAAAACAATCACCTCGGCGGGTTTATGCTCAGTTAGTTTGCCAATCACGAAACCAGCACCTAGAGATGTTTTTGCGCTCCCAGAATTTCCCCCGATTAATATTCCCGAAGACTCATCGGCTAACTTATCCCAGTTATAGAAGTTTAAGATATGATTGGAGGGAATATCGCAAGGAATAAATGATAGTTCATCTGAATAGATATCATGATTCTCTTGATTATATTCCACAGGACTCTCTCGGTCTAAAACCATCAATTGACTCCGGTGAAGATTCCCTTCATTGTCATCCGACCTTCTTTGTTGCGATGGTGGTAATGTTTGATCATGGCTTTTAGGCTGCGCGATCGCTTGCTGACTTTCGTTCAAATATCTAATATCCCTAAATTTTTCTAACTCATATTCCATCCCCAACCGCCGCAGGAATATAGCCTCGGTTTGCTCCTCTACCTTGGCTTGTAGCTTGATTGATTTCTCTGATTGACTCCCCATCACCCACCCCGCAATGGATAGCACTGCACCCGCAGACGTGCCAACAATCCCTAATTGTGGGTTTTTGTTGATTGCCAAAGGTGAAAACATCGCTAAACTACAACCAGCAATTGTTAATCCCAATGCCCATGCTGACAGGTGAGGATTTTTTAAATGTTCAGGGGTGTTATTCATTGTTTTCAGGTTGAGGTAATGTGAAATATATCCAAATTGAAACAGTGACAATCAACAATAAAATCCATAATAATAATCTTAAAACTATCCAAGATTGACCTATTCCTAAGGCATAAAAAACACCAATCAATAAAGCTATAGCACCAAAAACTAATTCATCAGAGTTTACAGATTCTTGATTATCAGAAATTAAATATAAAATAACACTACCAACAATCAAACCCAGATAAAGACAAATTAGCAATACTCTAGCTTCAGGATAAAGCAAAGCAAAATGTGATAACAAAAAGGAACAAGATAAACCTGTTCCAAAGATTGAAAACTTTTTGACTTTCCATAGTTTCATGTTTTGATTGGGGGAATGTTTCACCCCCAAATAAATTTACAGTTTCATCGAGTTTTCAATTTTGTCCAACTGGCGCATCACGTTAACAGCCCCTACATTTTCGTTAGCGTAATTACCAACGATTTGCATATATTTAGGAGCTTGACCATCTAACATTTTTTGAGTTTGAATCTTTTCCTCAAAACGTTTCAATGAACCTTCTGCCACACCTTTAACATATTGTTGGTCAGCTTCGTACCACTCAGTACGAGCTTTATCAACTTTCAATTGAGCTTCGACAATTACCTTTTTATTTGACGCTGCTTTGATTGCATTTTCGGCAATAATCTTAGCTCCCTTAGCTTCATTTTCAGATGGGTTAACTCGGTCAGGAATATTAAACTGTTGGTCAAATTCATCGGTTCCTGCATAGGAGCGTTCACGGGTATAGGGGGTGATATCACCTTTTCCTGTTGGACTCATCACCTTAGAGAAATTAGCGCCCGTGCCAGCTTCTTTGATAATGTTTCCAGTTGAAAAACGATTGCGTAACCCGTCTAATTTAGTTGCCATTTCTTTTTCTCCATTCAATAATTAGCTGTTCTTTGCAACCTTCGCCACCTTTGTTTTTCAGGCATTTTTCATAACCTGAAAGGTTGGCTACGGCTACAAACTTTTGAAACTCCTCTGTTGGTTTATTGATTAGCCTGACAACTTCAGAAGTTATCAAACCAACTAACAATAAACTCAGCAAACCCATTGACCAATTAAATACCATCAATCCTGTTATCTGGGGGGAGGTCTGGGTTTCAGATTGTTGCAAATACATTTAATTTGCCTCCAATTTTCTTTGAGAATTTGCATCTAAATACCCCGCTATCGCACCACCAATAAACCCTGCCAGATGACCTTCCCAACTAATCCCTTGCGCAACCGATGGCAGCATTCCGCCGATCAAACCTTGAAATATTACCCAGGTAATGACAGCGCATACCAGATTAGGAAAATCAAGACGAAAGACAGCACTAAGAAGACAAAATCCAAAAAAACCATATATCACCCCGCTTGCTCCTATATGATTTGAACCAGGTTGACCAAAGAACCAAACACCAAAGCCTTCAATTATTGAAATCACCCAAAAGTTGTAATTAAATTTTCCAGGGGCTTTGAAAATTGTCAGGGTTGCCAATGGCAAATATCCGACTGTGTTCCCTATCAAGTGTTGGGGGTCTCCGTGTAGGAATGGCGAGAATATAATTCCCAACATTCCTATGCCTTCCACTCCTGGTCTGATTCCAAAATAATCAAATTCTGGGAAAAACATTTCCAAAGCCCACATTATTCCCAGATAGATAGCTGCACACTTAAAATCTTTGAGCATGGGTTTACCAGTCTAAATTTATCGAACCTGGTGTCTGGTGTTGCGGTGACTGTGATTGCTGTTGGTTAGGTAGGTTAATCTTTCCTGAGTAAAGGAAAAATGCTGCTGCAACGGCTGCAATTCCTAACCAAATCAAATTCTGTTTATTTTTTGTGAAGTCCATAATATCTGTTACAAACAATGTTGTTGTGAATTGCGACTAAAGGGGGGATTGTCAGGTAAAGAATGATTCCAAAAATCATCCATTGGA